GCTTTATTTCTTTACTTAAAAAACTAAAAACATGGATTTTACACATTGTTACCACCCGTTTTTCTTTGAAAGCTGGAGACGTGGTAATAGTGCGTTGGAATCATTACAGAGTAGAAGCAACCGTTGAAGGATTTTACTGCTATGGAATGAAGCTTAAAGGAATGGGAGTGTTTCCATTTAATGCAGGACGGTTCTACGGTTGCGGTTATAATAGCGAACCAGTTTACACTCTTAAAAAAGATTGGCATTATATACCTGCTAAATTTTGTGAGTGGTGGCGGTTGAAATTACCACAAAAAGTTGGAGCGAGAATCTTCGGTTTTTAAATGGGTGGTAACAGATAATATACAAACCTAAACAACCTATTAACTACTTATGAAACAGTTTGTTAATATTCCAAGTAAAGAAATAAAGCTATTTATAAAAGGCTTTGATAATTATGTAGTAGCTGATAAAAAGGTATTTAATATAAAAACAGGTAGAGAGTTAAAGCCTAAGCTGAAAAATGGAATAATAGGCTACAATCTAAAAGGTAAATTTACACCTTACAAAAAGATTGAATTTGAAAGACCTAAAACATTTGATTGCCCTTTTTAGTAACTTTGCTAAATGAGAGCGATTAACAAAATAGTTATTCATTGCAGCGCAAGCCATCAAAACGTAGATGTTGATGATATTAGAAGATGGCACGTAAATGAGCGTGGTTGGAGCGATATAGGCTATCACTATGTAATTACTTCTGATGGTGATGTACAAAAAGGCAGACCGATGTACAAAGCAGGGGCGCACGTTGCAGGGCATAACCATGATTCAATAGGGATATGTTGGGTAGGTGGTTATAAAGGGGTAGATAATAGAACCGATGCGCAAAAATTGGCAATGCGTGAACTTGTAATGCGTTTAATAGTTGAATTTGATATTGAGCCAAATAACGTCTTAGGCCATTGTGATTTTGAAGGAGTTACAAAGACTTGCCCTAACTTTGATGTTCAAAATTGGTTTTTTAATGAGTAGTGTTAAAGACTTAATAAAAGGATTCACTCCGCAAGGGATAGCCGAAGGTTTAATAGGCAAAGTTGCAGACGGTGCAAAAGACGTTATTACCAACGTTCAAAACAACCGAATGACAATCGAACAAGGATTGCAGGAAATAGAAAAGATTAAGATACAAGCGCAACAAGACAGCAACAAAGAAATTACAGCACGTTGGCAAAGTGACATGAAGAGCGATAGTTGGCTATCCAAGAATGTTAGACCGCTTGTATTAATGTACATGGTGTTTTGTACTACCTTGCTCGTTTTTATTGATGCAGGGGTAATATCTTTCGATGTGAAGAGCAATTGGATTGATTTATTGCAATTGGTGTTAATGACCGTTATAGCGGCGTATTTCGGTGGTAGGTCTTATGAGAAAACAAAGTCTTAGCATCGAATACAAAAGCCCTTACTACTACATTTTTAAGCGAATAGACAACTACAGAAAACCTAAAGAGTTGTGGAAGTCTAAAAACCTTAATGAGATTAACATCAAGTTTAAGCAGTTCATCGAAACAAAGGCTTAGTTCATCGAAATAAGTTCACAGCCTTTAAATCTTGCCTTACATTTGATTTATCAAAAACAAACAAAATGAATTATTTAGTAATTGAAACAGAAGCAACACAAAACCAAATCAACGAATTTCACTCTAAAACAAATGGCGGTAAAGTTTTATGGTCAAAGTTTGGCGAAACAAGTGGTAAGTGGGCAACAATGATAAAGTTTTACGGTGCAAGCGAAATAGAGTTAATTAAGCAAGTATTTAACGTAAATAAAGTTTCAAATGCACCTGTATAAAATTAAGAATCAAATATTTGAGTGGGAGTTTAACAGCTTCCACTCATTTAATCAAGCGTTACAAAAAGCACATGAATTAAAAAACAAATTTGGTTTAATAGGTAAAGTTTATATAGAATGCTCAAATGGTAAAGTAGAATGGATTTAAAAAAGAAAAAAAGCCAACTATATACAGAGTTAAAAGTAAACTTTCCACATCTTAAATTTCCTTATAAACAAGCACCTGATTGGGCTTTGACTAATTTCTTTGAAGAGAAGATAAAAGAGAAAGAACTTTACTACTTTGAATTAGGTAAAAAACATTACAGCCATAAATTAATTTCCATAAAATCATTTGAATTTTATATATGTGTTTTTTTAGGAGTTTTAATAGGATTGCTAATCAAAGATTTTTTGTAATTAATTAAATTTTTTATAACCTTAAAACCTTTAATGCTTGTGCAGCCACCTTTTAGAATAACACTGAAAGGTGGTTTTTAAAACCTATGAAAACCTTACACCACCATAGCCACTTAGCACCCGAAGAAATCAAAAACATTAAGGATACTATCGAGTTTTGCCGAGCCAACACAATGAGAAGAACAAGCGTGTTAGGTTATGCTCAGATTAATTGCCCTTTGGCTTATGCTGAATATTTTAAAAGGCGTAACCCGTTTAAATCATTGCACGAATATTTTAATATGATTTTGGGTTATGAAACTAAATACTACTACGATTTAAAAGAGTGCTTTAACCATAGAGAGAATCAACTTATAAAAGAAAACAAGAAGTTAGCGCAAAAATATGATAATGTCAAGTGATTGAGTACGTTTTTTTAATAGAGTTTTGTTTGTGCCCTGTATGTCTGTGATGTACGGGGCTTTTTTTTATTTTATTACCTTTGATATTCAGTTAACTAATTTTAAACTGATTTGGATAAGCGTAAAAATAATAAAGGCACAAAAGGCAACAAAGGTGGAAGGCCACCAAAGGTTAAAGAAGATTTAGCCATTGAAAGAATTACGCGAGCGTTAAGGGAAATATACTCACAAGATAAAGACGAAGAAGCGGTTAATGAGTTCCTTAAAGACTTTGCAACTGAAAAGGAAGGTAAGAAATTCTTTGCAGAGCATTTATTAGGAAAACCAAAAGAGCAAAAAAGCCTTGACGTTAGTTTCTTAGACGTTAAACCTATTGAGTGGGTAGATGAAGCTTAATAAGAAGTTTCAGCCCCTTTGGCGTAATGATACACGTTACTTCATTGTAACAGGTGGCAGGGGAAGTGGAAAGAGCTATGCAGTAGGTACTTTTATTGAGAACTTATTATTTCAGCAAGGCCACAAAGTATTATTTACACGTTACACATTAACGGCTGCTTCAAAATCTATTATACCTGAGTTTGTAGAAAAAATAGAAGTGCAAGGCCATAATAATGTTTTCGATGTTACTAATAACTCAATAAAGAACATTGCAAGCGGTTCTGAAATTATATTTAGCGGAATTAAAACAAGTAGCGGTAACCAAACGGCGAATCTAAAATCTTTGCAAGGTGTTACAACTTGGGTATTAGATGAAGCTGAAGAGTTAGATAGCCCCGATGTATTTGATAAGATTGATTTAAGTGTTAGAGAAAAAAACATACAAAATAGGGTTATTCTAATACTTAACCCTGCTTTGCGTGAACATTGGATTTATAAGCGGTTCTTTTTAGATGCTAATGTAGATGAAAATTATAATGGTGTTAAAGGTGATGTAACTTATATTCATTCAACATATTTAGATAATAAAACTAATCTACACGAAAGCTTTATTAAACGTGCTGAACAAATGAAGGCGCACGATTACGAGCTTTATGTCCATGTGATGTTGGGTAGTTGGTTAGACACGTTAACAGGGCGTTTATACACCAACCTTCAAGAATATCAAGACTTACCACAAGGTGAAGCGGTTATGTATTGCGATACAGCCGACACGGGTGAAGATTACCTTTGCGCTGTTACAGCCGTTAAAACTAATACAAGCCTTTATATTACAGATGTGGTTTACACCAAAGAGCCACAAGAAATAACAGAAAGTTTAGTAGCTCAATTAATAATAAACAACAATGTAAACAGGGCTATTATAGAAAGTAATAACGGTGGTCGTGGCTTTGCTCGTAGTGTGCAGCGTATTTTAAGCGATGTTAATTGGCGTAAAACTAATATAACCACCTATCACCAAAGCGCTAATAAGAAAACACGGATACAAACCAACTCTTCAAACGTGTCTTTAAATTGTTATTTTTGTAAAGATTTGAATAATGAATTTATGTTAGCTTTACGCACGTACACCCGTGAAGGTAAAAATAAACATGATGATGCACCCGATGCACTAACAGGATTAGTAGAGCATTTTTTAGATAATAATGACTTCTTTGTAATATGAATTGGCTACAAAAACAAGCTCTAAATATATTAGGGTTAAACATCAAAAATGACGTTGCTTTAGATAAGCAGTTTTATGATACCCTTTACCAATGGAGAGCTAAAAATAGCCCCGTGCCTTTACCCGATAGCTATGAGAGTTATGTAAAAAATGGCTATAATAAAAACATCTTTGTTTATTCGTGCGTGAAATATATTAGTTCTAAGGCGGCTGATATTCCGTGGAAGTTGTGCCGATATAATGCTAATGGTGAAGAAGAAGAAATAACAAACAGCCCTTTATTAGATTTATTAAAGCAGCCTAATAATTTACAAGATTGGCCAGATTTTGTAGAGCAAAGTATTGGCTATTATTTAATCACGGGCAACACATATAATTACAAGGTAACATTAGAAAATGGGTTAAACAAAGGGCTAACAAAGGAGCTTTATGTTTTACCTTCACAATACATCGAGATACAAAGTGGTAGCGGTGCAACTGAGCCAATAAAAAGCTATGACTTAACCTTTAGCCCTGCGACCGTTGTAACTAAATATTCACCCGATGAGATAATACACGTAAAGCAACCTAATTATGAGTGGGTTAATGGTGAAACCTTATACGGACAAAGCCCACTTAGAGCAGGTTTAATGGCTTTAAATGCGAGTAATGCAAACCTAAACGCTATTACTAACCAAAATCAAAACATGGGCGCATTAGGGATATTAAGCCCTGAGAATATGGGCAACCTAACAGAGCAACAAGCGCGAACCCTTGAAAATAAGATTAGGCAGAAGGTAATGGGTTCAAATAACGCGGGTAAAATAGCCTACTCTAACATGGCGTTAAAATGGCAACAGTTAGGCTTAGATGCTCGAAGTATGCAACTAATTGAGCAACACGATTTAAGCCGAAATGATATTTGTATGTTGTACAACTTGCCTTCGCAGTTGTTTAATGACGATAAAAGCAGCACATACAACAACGTAAACGAAGCTAAAAAGAGTGCTTACACCGATGCAATACTACCTGCACTCAATAAGTACATTGCGGAGATTAACAGAAGGGTTGTTCAACCTTATGACGAAACCTTATACTTTAAAGCTGATACGTCAAATATTCAAGTATTGCAAGTAGATAGGGCAAAGCAAGTTGAATGGCTTAGTAAGGCTTATTGGTTGTCTAATCAAGAAAAGCAGGCCATTATGGAAGTAGATGTAGACGAAACATTCCCTAAGTACACTATACCAAGTAACCTATTGCCTTTTGATGATGGCTTTGATAGTGAAGATATTAATAAGCGTTATCCTGATTATTAAGCAATTCATCGAAGCTATGGCGCAGTTCGTCTAAAATAGTTTAGTAGTTCGTTTTGGTGTAATACATTTGAATCATCAAACAAACAAACAAAAAGATGACTACAACAATGACAAACACTCTAAACATCGCTAAGGTTTCAAATAAGGGTAACAAATTCGCAATAGTTGCGGGCAAAGCAATACTTAAAAAATTTAAGACAGTTGATACAGCTAAGGCTGAATTGCAAAAAAACCGTTCTTTGTACGAATATTGGGCAGGTTCGGCATTCGTGTCTATTCAAAATACAGAGCCAATAATAATTTTATGTTAGTTGGCACAATAATAGATGTTACAATACCTAAGTTTAAAGGTATGTTTCACCGCTACAAGGTTTTAAACAATAACCTTAAAAACGATGGTAGGGGGCAATTTGAACTCACTACATTAATAGAAGATGTTGAAGGGTGTAAAATAAAAACCTATGAAGAAGGTGAAAGAATAATTGTAGTAGATAGGCTTTGGTTTAATGAAGAATTAACAGGTAGAAAAATAAAGATTATAAAGAAGCCTTAAAGACGTTTAAGGTGTGCCCCGTAGTGATATGGGGCTTTTTTAATTAACTTCGCATTATGCCCAACCTAACAACAAAGCAAGAGTTAAGCGGTCGAGAGTTTGACGATAAACGCCAAAGAGATGAGCGCACATGGGTAAGGTCAATTAAAAAGCTATTCGCACAACAAAATCGAAGCCTACTAAATGCCGTTAAGCAAAGCTCAACACCTATAAGCATACTTGACGAAATACCAAAGTACATCAATACAAGCGATACACGAAAGCTTTACAAAGAGCTTTACACTAAGCAAGGGCAGAAATACTACAACGGCACAATTAGAGCGTTACAAAAGAATAGCCCTTATAGATTCAATCTAAAAGAAATAGTAAACGAAGATGATTTGTATTGGCTGCAAATGTCTGAGTTTGTAGATAACGAAGTTGCAAGCCGTGTAATTAGCGTAACACAAACAAGCCAAGACGTAGCAAGAAAAGCTATTAATGAAGCGGTTACGACAGGCGTAAACGAAGGACAAAGCATACCACAAATAAAGGCAGCCATTAATGCAAGTGTGAACCAAGAATGGCGAATAATGACGGCTTTTAGACCTGAACTAATAGCACGTACAGAAAGCCTTACAATGGCTAACTATGCAAGCTTTATAGGGGCTGAAAGTTTAGGCGAAGATTTAGACAAGGTTTGGTTAGCTTTTATTGATGGTAGAACAAGGCAGGCACATATTACAGCGGATAGGCAAGTAGCACCGATGCAAGGGGCTTTTATTGTAGGTGGTGAACAAATGAGATACCCAGGCGATACTTGGGGGAGTGCAAAGAATGTTTGCAACTGCCGATGTACTTTGGTGTATCAAACAAAGGACGAAAGGAACTATTAATCGAAGCTATTAAGCAGTTCATCGAAATCATTGCTTAGGTGTGAAATGTTGTTTTACTTTTGATTCATCAAACAAACAAAAAGTAAAAAGATGAACAACACATTAACAATTTATTGCAACTTATCAAACGGAAACCAAGCACAAGTAATTTTACAAGGTGATGTTAACGCGATGATTAAATTTATTGAAAATTACGAAGGTGATGATTTAGGGAATGATATGCTTTTGCAAGATTTTGTAATTGATTTTACTGAAACAGGCGTTATAGTTGGTAACGCTTAATTCATTTAACTATGAAGCAGTTTTTTATGTATGATTTTAAAGGCTCAGTTTACCTGAGCTTTTTACCTATTCCTTTTTTAATAAGGGTTTATATTACACGTAAAATAGATATATTTCCCTATTTTAGATTAAAGCCTTGTACGGTTAGAATGGATACCAATGACCCAACTTTCACAAAAGAGCGTTTTTGGCATAAATATAGAGAAGTAAATTGGCTATGCTTTAACCTACAGTTTGGATTAATATCAAAAACAAATTACTAAATGAGTAAAACATTCGCATTAATAGGGGCAGGTGGTTACATAGCCCCTAAACACATTGAAGCTATTAAAGCTAACGGCTGTGAGTTAATAGAAATAGTAGATGTTAATGATTCGGTAGGGATTATAGACCGATATTTCCCTAACTGTAAATACTCTACTAAGCTAACAACTAAGCCCGATTATGTAAGTATTTGCACTCCTAACTTCTTACACTATGACCATATAAAGGAAGCAATTAAAAAAGGTTGTAATGTGATTTGTGAAAAGCCTGTGGTTTTACAATCGCACCAAATAGACGAATTAAAAGCATTAGCCAATTTAAAAGGGGTTAGCATTAATTGTATTTTGCAGCTTAGGCTTAATCCTATGGTAGAGCTATTGAAGGAATACGCATCTTTAAGCAATGGCAATAAAATAGAAGTAACTTACCACACCCCGCGCGGCGATTGGTACACGAAAAGTTGGAAAGGTGACGTAAACAAAAGCGGGGGCAAACTCTTTAACATTGGTATTCATCTTTTTGATTTATTAACCCACATTTGGGGTGATGTTTATGATGTTTCAGATGGCGTTATTTACTTTAGAAAAAGTATAGCTTACTACTCACTAAGTACATCTTTTGAAGATGCAAAACAGCCTGTTAGAGAGTTTAAAGTTGATGGTATGGTGTTAGACCTTACAAAAGGTTTTACAGATGCGCACACCCTAAGCTATAAGCGAATTTTAGAAGGCAAGGGCTTTGATATTACAGAAGCAAAAAAGAGTATTCAACTAATAGAAAGGATAAATGAGCAACATTAACACATATTGGTTTAGAACGTGGCAAAGGTTAGCTTATAATAACTACATACACCACACGGTGAGAATAGGCGAAGGGACTAAGCTAAAACGAAATATTGAAATAAGAGCAAATGTTACAATTGGCGAGAACTGCTACATTGATAGCGGTTGCACCTTTACAGGTGGCTCAACTATTGGCAATAATGTAACTATTCGCAATAATTGCGTTATAGCTCGTGGTTCTTTTATCGGTGATAATTGTTTTTTAAGCCCACAAACTATGTTTGCTAACTTAGATACTCAAGGCAACAAAATAGGGGGCGCACAATTAAGTTATAATGTATTTGTAGGAACAAATGTTACTTTTCATCATGGGGTAACTGTTGCGCCTTATAGCGTTATTGCAAGTAAAAGTTTTGTGAACAAGGATATAAACGAGCCAAATAGAACTTGGGGCGGTGTACCTGCTAAACTTTTGAAATGAAGGTAACCATAACTACCATAATGTATAAGCGTGAGAAGGTGTTTGATATTTATGCTTGTAACGTAAAAAAACTAATAAACCATTTTAAGGATATTGAGTTTAATGTGGTGGTAGTTGGTTCAACTCCTATCTGTAAACGTGCTGCAACTAAACACGGTTTTACTTATTCCTATTATCAGAACCTACCAATAGGGGCTAAAGCACAATACAGATTAGAGAGAGCAAAAGATACTAACGCAGACTATTATTTATTTTTGGGTTCGGATGATATTATAAGCATTCCCGCTTTTGCTTATTGCCTAAAGTATATGAACGAAGGGTTTGAGCATATTGCACCTTATGACATTTTTTACAACTACAAACAAAGCCTTTATTATTCTCAGGGTTACGATGTAACACATAAGAGATACTTAGAACCCTTAGCAGTTGGTCGCATACTTTCTAAGGGCTTGTTAGAGCGTTTAAATTGGAAGCTATGGGATGAAACAATAGTAAAGCGTGGATTGGATAAACCTGCAAGCGATAGGATAAAAAAAGCAAACCCTAAAAGCCATTATTATTGGTGTATTGATATTGATGGCGGTTATATTATCGACTTTAAAACAGAAAGCAACCTAAGCGCAATTAGGCCGCATAAGTGGCAATATATCGGAGCAACTAAAGATTATTATAATTATGAGTAACTACATCCACCCTAAGGCCGTTATAATGCCCAATGTAGAATTAGGCACGGGCAATGTAATTTGTGCAGGTGCTGTTATAGGCAACTTTGGAGCAATAAGGGGCTCAAAACTTAAAGACTACAACGGCAAAGTAGTAATAGGTAACAATAATTACATAGGGGCTAATTGTGTTGTAAACATTGGCGAAGATGGGATAACGCTAATAGGTAGCAATAATATAATAATGAACTTGACCAACATAGCGCATAACGTGAGCATAGGTAGCAACAATGAAATAGGGGCAGGGTGCTTGATATTGGGCTATGCTTGTATTGGTGATAATAACAAGATAAAGGCAAGGGTTAATCTGAGAAATAGAAAGTGCATTACTAACAACATTATTGTAGGCATGGGCGCAAATGTTGTGAACGATTTAACCATTGAAGGAACTTATTACGGCAACCCTGCTAAACTAAAATAAATGAGCAAAGAAATCTACCCGCTAAAAGAACTACCTTTTTTTTACATTACAACAGATGAGCTATTTGATAGGCTTGATGCTATTTGTGTAAAGCATGATATTAAAGAAGATATTGTTAAGGTGTATGCTGAGAACAATGAATGCTTTGGCTTTATTGTAGAAAATATAACGTATTGCGCAAACTATAAGTTAACAGAATTAGTTAATATTGCCCTTCCATAGCTTCCACTTTACTACTGTTTGATTTTTGATTGAAGCCCTGTTTAACGACGGGGCTTTTTTATTTATTATTATTAGTATTTTTGTAATAATTACTTTGAACATGAAGCAGTTTATTACAAAAGATATTGACCTAAAAATTAAGGACATGGATATGTCTAAAGGTCAAATTCAAATGTATGTGAGCGCATTTGGTAATAAAGATGCTCACGGTGATGTTATAGTTAAAGGAGCTTACAAAAAAACTATAACAGAAAACGCACACCGAATTAAGCACCTATTTCAGCACGATACAAATACCATTATAGGCAAGCCTATTGAAATGATTGAAGATAATACAGGGCTTTTAATAACATCTTATGTTAGCGATTTAAAAGGCGGTGATTATCGTAAAATGTATGAAGATGGGCTAATAACTGAGCATAGTGTGGGTATTATACCTATTCAAGAAGAGTATGTAAAAAACGAAGAAACTAACTATATAAAAGAAACTAAATTATTTGAATATAGTTCTGTAACGTGGGGAGCTAATGAAAATACACCTGTTGTTAGTATGAAAAGCCTAACAAAGCAAGATAAGCAAGAGCTATTTAGTAGAATGGATATACTAATAAAAGCAATGCGAAAAGGAACGTACACAGACGACACATTTGCAATGCTTGAAATAGAATTGGAAAGAATAAAATCACTTATTATTAATAGTGAGCCGCAAGAAAGCACTCAAGAAAATAATGAGCCGATTGACTTTGATATTAACAATTATTTTAAATCACTTCAAAAAGACTAAAAAATGTCAGAAGAAATTAAAAAGCAAATTGAAGCTCTCGACTCATCAATTGAGAAGAAAATCGAAAAGGCTTCATTAGAAACAAGCGCAACTTTAAGAAAGCAAGCGCAAGAAGAATTAACCAAATCTTTAGCCGATAGAGATGAAAAAATCAAGGCTATAAGCGAGCAAAATGATGCTTTAGAAGCTAAGATTCAAAAGATGGCTAAGGAAGGTAACGCAACCTTAGAAAACAAATCTTTTGCAAACGTTCTAAGCCAAAAAATGGACGTTGATTTTATTGAGAGATTAAAAGACCGTGGACGTGGTCACATCGACTTAGGAATGACGGGCAAAGCCGTTGGTACTATGACCGTTGCCAACAGCTACACAGGTGAAGTTATCCCTGCCGATACGCTTAACATTGTGCCATTAATGGATAGACGTGTACACGTACGTTCTTTGTTGCCACAAGGTACAACTAATAGCGATGTGGTAAGAATACCAAAAGAAACAGGTGGCGAAGGTGCTGTTAACATCACAGCAGAAGCAGGCACTAAACCTGCCGTTGATTTTGATATCGCAACTACTGATTACAACGTTTACAAAATAGCGGGTAGAGTTGTAGCTTCAGAAGAGATTTTGAACGATACAGCAGGCCTACAATCGTTTATCGTAAACAGATTGACTAACAAGTACAGAAACAAAGAAGACCAACAACTTCTTTACGGTACAGGTTCAAGCCAAATAGAAGGCCTAACAGTTAACGCCGCAACATTTACAGCCGTTGACCCTGCCGATACTAATGCCACTATTGTTGACTTGATTATCCAAGCAGCAACGCAATTAGAGAACGCTGAGTACATGGCGAATGGTATGTTATTGAACCCTACTCAGTACGCTCAATTAGTACGTTCTAAAGATGCAGATGGTCGCTACGTTAAAGATGCTTATTGGGATGGCAACATTGGCGCAATTAACATCTACGGCATTAACGTATTTAGAAACACAGCTGTAACCAATAACGACTACATAATCGGTGATTGGACTAACTCGGCGCAAATCTTCGACCGACAAGGTTTAAGAATTGACTTTAGTACAGAAGATGGCACTAACTTCCAAGAGAACTTAGTAACCATTAGAATTGAAGGTAGATTAACCTTAGGTAAATTCTATAATGAAGGATTTATTTATGGTGATGTATCTGATGATTTGGCGAAATTAGTAGCAGGCTCATAGTTCTTACTCATAAATGCCCTTTAAGGGGTAGTTTAACCGCTACCCCTTTTTAATAAAATAACATGAAAGAATATTTAGTTATTAAAAATCACGATTCAAAAGATGGAGTTTTAACCCGTGGCACTAAGTACACCTATAATGAAGTAATAGCGCAACAGCTAATTAAAAAAGGCTTTATTGTAGAGATTAAAACACCTGTAAGACGTGAGCCAATACCCACCGAACTATTAGAGCAAATAGGGCGTAAAAGGTCAATAGCTAAATTACAAGAAATGCTAATAGGTGAAAAAAGAAACGTGGTTATAGAAGCCATAAATAAAAGAATAAAAGAATTATAAAATGCCAAGTTCAGCAAGAAGGCCTGAGTATTCAAGAAGCACAGATTATTATGATGGTGTGTTAGGGCAAAACGGATTTGTAGTATTAAGCTCAGGCGCAACAGATGCAGGTGATGAGTTTTATGCAATACAAGCCTTAGAAGATAGCACGGTAACGGCTGTTACTAAATATGGTGATGACCTAAGCAGCTCAGAAACTATAATAGCGGGTGGTATTGTTTACGGACATTTTACTTCTGTTACATGGGCAAGCGGTAAAGTATTGTGTTACCTTAAAGCACCAAAATAATGCAGACTTATTATAGTATTGAAGCCACTAAAACTACCCCTGCATGGGATTATTTAACTGATGCACAGGTTAAGAATTACTTAAAGCAAGAAGCTAACGTAACGGCTGAGAATACTCTAATAACTGCTTTAACTAATGCAGCGCAAAGCCAATTCGAGCAAATGACAAATAGGGCGTTATGCGATGGTACATTAAGCGCACGGTATTATGATATTGAAAGCAAAGGCACTCAAATAGATATAACAATACCTTATAGGTGTACTTACTCAAATATTAGTATTAGTTACAAGTACGAAAACACCACAGAAGCATTAGTTGAGAATACAGATTATTATGTTAATCAAAATAGGGTTAGCATTAATAAGAGTAGTTTTAATTACGTGAGTACAGGGATTGAAATAATACTAACAGCTACTTTAACGGCTGATTTTGTTGACCCAAATATTGAGCCTGCATTATATAAAATGATTGCAGATTTATATAATTACAGGGGCAATGATGTAGTAGGTGAAAGCGTGGGCAGGTTAAGTAATACCACCCGCTTTTTATTAGAGCCGTTTATGGATGTGAACCAAATGATATGAGAATATTTACCTGCATACATGGAAGGCGCGAACTAACACGCGCTTTTTTTTGGCATTTAGACTATCTAAGAGAAGCTACAAAGTTAGATTTACCAATAAGCCTATGTTATAGCGATGAAGAAGATTTTGAAGCCATAGAAGAGTTTATAAGAGAGCAAGATAGCGCGGTTAAATATCCTAATACTTTCTTAGGTGATAAATGGAACTACCTAACAAGTAACATGATTAAAACGCACAAAGACGATTATTATTTATGTGTGGGTAGTGATGACTTTTTAAGTGTTGCGTACATTGAATTAATAAACGCTTTAAAAGTAGATTTTGCAGGTACTAATGAGCTTTATTTTTACCAAATGTTCACGGGCAAGGCTATTAGTTTTAAGTATAATCACCCTGTTTGCAAGACATTAGGCGCAGGTAGGCTTTATTCGCATAGATTATTAGAAAAATTTAACGGAACTCTATGGGATAAGAAGCAGCAAAGTAGCTTAGATAATTATAGTGAAAAGTTATTATTTCGTGCAGGGTTTATACCTACTATAGTGAATTTTAAAGAGCCGCAAATAGTTGATGTTAAGAGCTATGAGAATATACACAACTTTGAAGAGTTTGAAACACAGGGCGAAAAAGTAGAAGGTGAAAAAGTATTATCTTTAATGCCAAATATTAGTTTTGAGTAGAATAGCTTCAATAAATATTGGTGACTTTGATTTTAGAGTTACTTTTTACAGCCAAACAGAAGGTGCAAGAGATGTTTATGGTAACCCTGCATTAAGCACAGGCTCAGGCGTTGAACGTTGGGCAAATGTTACTTTTAAGAGTGAAAAAATGGACGTGGGCGAAGGTGGCCTGCAGTATGCCGAAGTATTTGAAATAAAAGTGCGCTTAGATGGTTTAACAGTTGGCGTAGGTGATAGGGTAGATTGGGATAATAGGCAGCTACATATTACAAGTATTGATAAAGTTGATTTAGTTACTTATAAGATATTAGCACAAGGGATAGAATGAGTGTAACGCTTACCATATCGCAAAAGGAAATGAATGCTTTTAAGAAGAATTTAAAAAAGTTCAAAACAAAAAACAGTACTCTTATAAAGAACCGAATGAAAATAGCGGGTAAGGAAATGGAAAGTGTGGCAAAGCTAACAGTAACAAATGCGGGCTTAGTTGATACAGGTAGATTAAGAAGTTCTTTAGTAGCTCATCCTATTGATAATGGTTACGGTCAAGAATTAATAACAGGTGCAAATAAAGATGATTTAGACAAGTCAGACCCTGATACTAAGCCGATTGTATTAGTAGCTTATTACGCTAAATACCATGAGCCAAAATACAAGTTCATGAAGAAAGGGCAAAGGGCAGGTTATGATAAATTTATAAAACTAATGAGCCAATAAATGAAAAACCCAAGCCTTAGCATAAAACAAATATTATACAGCACAATAGGCAGTACCTTTGATGTTGAAGGTAATACTGTTTATTGGTTCACAGACCCACCACAATCACCACCCGATTATTATTGTTGGGTAGAAGATAACACAATATTAGACTTAGGCACTAAGCAAGACTTTGTGAGTGATGTAACAATGGTTATAACGTGCGTTACAAAGGTTAGTGGTGCTGTTTACAGCTCTTTATTATTAGACCAAATAGTAAATAGCGTGACCGAACAAATAATAAGCAGGGGGCAAAGTTTGTTAGGCGCTGATAGTGATTTTAATATATTTAGCGCAACACTACAAGACATAACACAATACGATAATAAAATTGGTAATAAGACTGAATTAGCCAAAGCTATTAGAGTTTTATTTAAAGTCACAGAATTATAATAAATTTGTAAAAAATAATATCATGGCAAAAATAAACGGAACGTTGTACTTAGTAGATATTGACGGTGTTACCGTTGGTTCTACAACTAATGCAAGTATAACAATTAACCAAGATTTACCTGAAACAACTACCAAAGGCTCAGGCGGTTGGAGAGAAGTATTAGCAGGTTTAAGAAGTTGGGAAGGTTCATTTGAAGGCTTATATGACCCAACAGATACTTACGATGTTAAAAGCCTTGCTGATGAAATAGTTAACCGTTCAAGTTTTACAATTGTATTTGACAGCTCAACAGCAGGCGATGTAGATTTTACAGGAACGGCTTATTTGAGCAACGTAGAATTTAGTGCAGAAATGGAAGCCCCTGTTAGTTTTAGCGCATCTTTTACAGGTGATGGAACATTAACCGTAGCAGATAATACATAAGAGCATGACAGGCATATTTGAGTTAAAAAAACATAAGGTTAAGGGGCAGTTTTGTTTATTAGCCTTTAGGTATTATTGCGAAGCTAAAAAGTTAGACTTAACGCAGTTAGGTGATGTACTCGCAAAAGGTAATATTTTTGAAATTAGTGACTTAATCTATTATGCTTGTAAAGCTTATGCGGATTTAAAAGATACTGATTTTAATTATAATAAAGCTCAATTTACTAATATATTTAGTGAGATTAAGCAAGATGAACTTAGCGGAATTGTTGCCAAGTTGCAAGAAGTAGAACTCTTTGGCGAAAAGTTGGGAGAAGCCCAAGCTAAAAGCCCTGAGAATAAAAAAAAATAACTTTCGGTGATTTATACCGTGAAGCATTAGAAATAGGGTTATTGCCTGAGCAATTTTGGGCAATGACCCTTAATGAATATTGGTGTTATGCCGAAGGAAGGGCAAAGGCTAAAGAGTTTGAATTACATAATAGCCGATTAATAATGTGGAGTGTAATGCAACCACATTTAAGAAAGGGTAAAAACTTGAAGCCGAGCGATATTATAGAATTGAGTTTTGATAGGCAAAAGAAGGTGTTAAAGCCTAATGTAAGTAGGGATGAGTTTATAAAGAAAGCTAATAAAATAAAAGCCCGATGGCACAGAGCAACCAAGAATTAGTAGTACAGATAAAAGCTGATTTATCTAAGTTGCAAAAGGGCTTAGATGGTGCAGAACAAAAGGCAAAAGGTTTTAAAAACCGATTAGCTAAAATTGGTAAAAGTTTACAAGGTGCTTTTAGTTTCGGGGCAATATTCGCAGGCGGGGCTTTAATTACTGATGGTATTGCCACTATTAAAGACTTTGAACAAAGTGTAGCTAATTTAGCGGCTGTTACGGGTAAAAGTATAGACGGGATAAAAGCCTTAAAAGATAGCGCATTATCATTAGGGGCTACAACAGCCTATACAGCGACCCAAGTTACAGGGTTACAGACTGAATTAGCTAAGTTAGGTTTTAGGGAGCAGGACATTTTAAATCTAACAAAACCAATCCTAAATCTTGCACAGGCGACAGGCTCAGATTTAGCTAATGCGGCAGCCTTAGCAGGTTCAGTTGTTCAATCATTTGGATTACAGGCAAGCGATACTGAAAAGGTAGTAGATATAATGACAAAATCCTTTACAGAAAGTGCGCTTGATATAGGAAAGTTTGAAGTAGGAATAAGGCAAGTAGCCCCTGTGGCAAAAAATGCAGGCGTAGAATTAAGTAAGGTTACTGCAATGTTAGGTGTGCTTGCAAATAATGGTGTAAGAGCTGAAACGGCAGGTGTAGGATTAAGAAACATAATGCTTGAAGCCGCAAAACGTGGAGTGCCATTTCAAGAATTATTAGAGCAAGTAAATAATAGTGCTGATAAATCCGCAACAGCTATGGATTTATTTGGCAAAGAAAACGCTGCAGTAGGTGTTATAATAGCAGAAAATGTATCTAAAATTGATTCTTTAAATGAAAGTTTACAACTAAGTGCAGGCACAGCACAGGGTATGGCTGATACTCAGTTAAACACTTTGCAAGGTTCGTTAACATTATTAAAAAGTGCATGGGATGGTTTTATTTTATCATTAGAAAGTGGTACAGGTTTTATTGGTCATACTGTTAGAAAAGTTTTAGATGGTCTTTCTTCTGCATTAGGTTTTTTAAGTGGTGGTAATGAAAAAGTTACTAACAGTTTAAGCGATTTAAGAGACGAGTTTAACAAGCAAATTACTGTACTTCAAAGTAATACATTAAGCAATGAAGCAAAAAGAAAGGTAATAGAAAGAATAAATACTCAGTACAAAGATTATTTACCCAATTTAATTACTGAAAAAACAACTTTAGGTGACCTTAGAGATATTACAAAACAAGTAAATGATGAGTTTGTAAAAAGAATAACATTACAAGCACAAGAAGCAAGGTTAGCTGAAAAAATAAAAGCTATAAGTAATGCTCAAATAGATTTAATAAAATCCGAGATTAGGCTTGAAGAGATTAGAATTGAAAAAATAACGGCAAATGAAGCCGAGCTTGCTAAATTAAATAGGGAAGAGATAAATTTAGCAGGTATAGTTGCCTACAGTAATAAAGTATTAAATGAAAATAATGAAGAACTTTCAACTTTATTAGAAGCGCAAAAAAGAGTTAATGAGCAACTAAATTTAAATAATAAAACAACTCAAACAAACGTCACCTTAATTGATGATTCTACAAAGGCAGCGGGGGCGTATGCTAAAGTATTAACAAAAGTAGGTCAAGCAAGTATAGAATTTGGTGAATTTAATACAACCTTAGAAACGGTTGGGGTTACTGCACAGAGAGTTTTACCATTAATAGAAGGATTAAGCAAAACTACTCATGAAAACTTAGTACGGTTAGGTTTTTCAAGTGAAGAAATAGCAAATACATTCACGCAACTATCCCATACAATAGCAATCGGCTTTCAAGAAATAGGAAGGGCAGCGGTGCAAGGTTTGGGTTTAGCCGAAACAGGACTACAAGGCTTTTTAGCTGTTATGATTGAAACAGCGATAGCCGCGATAAGTGTTGCACTTTCTGAATCATTGGCAAACGGTGTGTTAAGTAGTACAAAGTTAGCCGTATCATTAGGTCCAGCAGGACTTGCAGCATTGCCAATATTAATAGGTGGCGCAATTAGCGCAGTAAAAGCAGGATTTAGTAAAGTACCAAAATTTGCAAGCGGCGGTATCGTTAACGGCTCATCATTTAGCGGTGACAGGGTAATGGCACGAGTTAACAGCGGTGAGATGATACTTAACAGAAGCCAACAAGCCAACTTATTTGGGATGATTAACAGGGGCGGCGGTGGCAATGAAAGGTTAGTAACTCAAATTGCAGGCAATGACCTTAGAATAGTTTTAGAACGTGCGCAGAATACAAACCAAAGGCTTAGATAATGGCAGCAATACTAACAAGTGAATTTGATTCGCACGGTGATATTAGTTATAAGATTGTAATAGATAGCAATAAAACAGGCTCACCATTATCAAACACCTTTAAAGTAGCAAGCGCACAATTAAGATATAACCCCGAAACAGATAAGCCAACAGGGCAAATTATTAGTTCTACATTAGAGTTTATTTGTTGGAATGAAGGCGGTTATTTTAACAGCACTTTTATACCTTCTTTGGTTCAATCGCAACAACAAACATATAGAGTATTATTATACAAGGATACAGGCAGCGGTTATGAATTAGAGTGGTTTGGTTGGATTATTCAAGATATAACAGAAGAGCAAGAAGCAGCGCAACCCTATCAATATAAAATAACGGCGGTCGATGGTTTAAGCAAATTAAAAACTTCTCAATACGATAACTCTAATAGCGATGCAGCGCAAACAACACCATTTCAAAAACTAATAATTCAATGTTTGGCTAAAGGTGGCTTACAAAGTTTACTAACAACAAGTGACCCTTTTTTAGTTACGAGCTGCGATTATTGGGAAGATAGTATGACATATGGCGCGACTACTGACCCTTTAAGTTTGGCTTTTGTAGATGTTAGAGTTTGGAATATTTTTAATGAGTATTGGGAGCGTGAATATATAACAGCATGGGAAGTATTAAGCCAAATATGTGTAACGTATGGCGCAAGGTTATACCTATCTAATGGAGCTTATAGGTTTGAGCAGTATGTAGAGCGTGAAGATGCTACTTTTAAGGAAGTGGCATACGCTTATAATTACACACAATTAAGCACAACGGCAAGCGCAAATAGAGATTTTACACTTGCTACAAGTACCGATATAAATAATGCAAGGGCGGCTAATAATCAATTCAATTATTTACCCGCTATTAAACGGTGTGAGATTGATTACGAAAGGTTATTTTTAACTCGTGATTTTGGGCAATTTAATTTTACAGAATCATCAAACGCAGCGCAAGATGTAGGATATTTGGCGATTGTTAATGATGTAGGGTTAAATGTTTCAGGCGATTATACTTTTATTGCAGGGGCTAATTTAAGTGTGCTTTATAATTATAGGGCTATACTTTATGTAGAAATAAAAGTAGCTGCAAGTGGTGGTACAAATTATTATTGGGATGGTGAGCAATGGCAAACATCAAGCAGCCAATATGAAATATTAACAGTACCAAAAGGTGGCCTATCAATTGCTGATGGTGTTTATGGTGCAAGTGGTAATTTTAATATTGTAACAACTGAGCTACCCGCCGATGGTGATATAACTATTCGCTGTTATTTTAATACACTACAAAGAAAGTTATTAAGCCCTTTAAGTAATACTTACAGCAACACAAGCGCAACTTCTGAAACATGGACAATGGCAAGCTCTGTAAGCCTTGAAGATGGTGAGTTTTACGCTGATACAGAAGTATTCTACGCTACTACAACAAACGCAAGCATAGGAGATAATGAAGTATTAAATCAAGGTAAAACTAATATTGCTGACGGTGAACTTCAAACAGGTAAAATATGGGTTAAGTCAAGTGGAACAAGTGGCACTATTAGTAAGAGTGATTCATGGCGAATAGGTAATACAGGAACTTACCAAAGAATATTAGACCTAACAGTTGAAACAATACAAGGTTATTATCACGAGCCTTTAAAGCTATATGATGGTACTATTTATTGCCATGAGAGCTTTAGCGCAAGGTTAAGTTTTAATAGTGAGTTTTACCTATTTTTAAGTTGTACACAAGATTTAATTTCTAATACTTGGGATGGTAGATGGTGGCGAATAGATGCCGATTTAACAGGCATCACATCACAAACAAAACTAATAAGACGTAGGCAATTATTTAGCAGGCCAACGGCAAATGCTAATGCAGGGGAGCTACCTAACGGGAGCGTAGGCGGTGTAGAAATAACAGAAGGAGCAGCGCAAATAGATGGAGTGGTTGAGTTTGAACTAACAAGCGCAATGATAGCAGCAGGTCAAACAGGAACAACTGTATTAAGCGCACAAGGTAGCGGAACGTTTATAGATGTAACCCACGTAACTATATTGCCAACAAGTGGCTCAACACCTTACGCAACGGCGGGAGCGCAAATATATTTCAGCTCAGAAACTACAACGGTGGTAAATAGCACTAATTTATTAGATAGTATTAACAACGGTACAGCGCGAAGGCTAACGGGTAATGATGCTAAACTATGGGAGAATGAAGCATTATTATTTGACATAAACGCAGATGCAACAGGTGATTATGATTTTTTGATTAAAGTTTATTATAAATTGATTAGTTAAATTTGTAACAAAAGAATAATAAAATGGCGAGTCTTTCATCATATTTAGAAACTGAAATATTAGAGTGGGTAAAAGGTACAACCTTTGCCGCTGCACCTGCTACGGTGTATGTTGACCTGTTAGATAGCGGTGATTCATCTATTCTTAATACAATAGCAGGAAGTGCTAATAGGCAAGCAATAACATTTGGTTCAATTACAACCGATGGTACAGGTCGCATAATGTCTAATAGCGCAGATATAACATTTACGGCTTCGGCAGTAGGTAGTGCAACTGCAACAGCAGCAGCTATTTATGATGCACAAACAGGCGGCAACCAATTAGCGCAACAAGATTTAGCAAGCTCAAAAGCTATTAGTAATGGCGATGAAGTTAAATTTAGTGCAGGTAATTTGACCTTTAAAATGGACTAATGCCATTAGGATTAGGATTAGGAATATCTAAGATTAAAAGCCTTGTTAGTGGGCTACGTGTGCGTTTTCAAGGTAACGCAACTATTACGGCTGCGCTTGATGGTATATTACGAGAGTTAAGTGCTGATTTTGTTAGTAATGGCACGGTAACGGCAGCATTAGAAGCTATTAAATTATTAGATGTAGATTTTAGTGGTGATGGCACTTTAACGGCTGATTTAGCAGATTTAGACCCTGATTATCAAGCGGTTTTGGATTATGCAACTTTGCAAGGATATATACTACCGAGTGAAACAGTTAAAACCGCTCAAAATAATTTTTTCTTAGATTTAAAATCATTTTCTTTATTTTCTAAATTAGATAGCTTTTCCATTTTTGCTTCGGACGGTGATAGTTCTTTCGCATTGGTGGACATGAAGAAGCTAATAACAAAAACGGCAGTTAATAGCCCAACTTTTGACAGCAATATTGGTTTTACAGGTAACGGAACAAGCAGTTATATAGATTTTAATTTTAGCCCAGCAAATTCGGGTAATTACGCTATTTCAAATAGTAGTGTAGGAGTTTACTACGGAAATGTTTTAACAAGAGAAAATAACGGAATCGGTTTAGGTTTACGACAATCGACAAACAACAATAGCACATCTGTAAGCCCATACAACGCAACAGAAGCCCTCTTAGGAGTAAATAATGATTTAGGTTTCGACTTAGAAAATTACACTAAAGAAAACGGATTGTTTGTTGTTTGTCGAGATAATCCAACTAATTATAATTTTTATTTAAACGGTGTTTTAGCTTCAAACATTATAATATCGGAAGATAGTTTTTTGAGTACATCTAATTTTTTTGCATTTGCCTTTAATACAGGTAGCTCAGCCGTTAGATTTTCAAACGATTTGATAAAGTTCGTTTTCACAGGTCAAAGCCTTAATGAAATAGATAATATTAACTTAAATATAGCATTTAATAATTACTTAAATTCATTATAATGAAAGTTCTTAAAGCCACAAACGAACAAAAGAAAGTTATTGAAAACCAAACTAAAGGTATTCATATAATAAAATTTGTAGTAGATAAAAAAGGAAATTATATAATCGGAAAGCAAATTTTAAATGATTCTAAATTTTCGCACTTGCACTATGACCTTCAACAATTAGAAGAAATAGATTATAATCCCATTTTAAAAGATGAAGTTTGAATGGAGCGACATATTGGTAAGGGTGTTCACATTCGCAACGGGTGCGGGGGCTTTAGGTTTAATGCAATTCATGCTAAGCTTAAGAAAGCAAAAAAAATAAATTTATAAACACAGAATTATAATAAAATGAAATTATCGCAACTTATAAACCTAAAAGCTCAGTTAGCAGATGAATTAAAAGATGTAGGCGTAGGTAGCGTAGGTGCTAATGTTATATATTTTAGTACTCAAGATATAATAAACGGCATATTGGGTTTTTTTTTAAGCGTATGTAGTGCGATAGCTTTAACGGCTGTTTCGTTTTTTGTAAGAAAGTATTTAAAGCGAAAGTTTGGTGATTAATCTTTAATATGCGGCTATTCGTCGAATTATTGATTTTTATAGTATCACATTTAGTTTATTTTGAACTAACTATAAATAAAACAATATGCCACAATCACAAAAAGGCGAAATCGTTTTACAATTTGTTAAGGACTATGAAAAACAACTACGCGAAGGGGAAATCTCAAAAAGCGGGTTAGCAAGATTAATTTACAAAGACTATCCTGACCTTTTCAATGATGTTGAAGATGTAAGGGATAAAGTAAGAACATATACAGGCGCACATGGTGATGAGAGTCGCAGCCAAGTAAAAGAAGGGTACACCTTCAAAAGTGATATTAAACATGGCTTAAAAGCAAATAAAATACCCCAAAGTTTAGCGGAAGATAAGAAAGACTTTATACTTCCAACGGGTAAAAAGTACTTAGTTTTATCTGATATACATTTACCATTTCACGATGAAGAAGCCTTACAAAGTGCTTTAGATTACGGCATAGCTCAAGGTTGCACCGAGTTGTATTTGAATGGTGATGTAATGGATAATTATTGGACAACTCGATTTACTACTGACCCGCGACTTATTAAAACGTTTACAATAGAAACCGAGATAAACCAAACTAAGCAATTTCTAAACTATGTAAACACTTTATTTGATAAGGTTTACTACAAGTTTGGCAATCATGAAAATAGATGGCGTTTGCACCTTTGGAAAAATGCCGATAAGTTGAGCCACTTAAACACCTTTGATTTAGAAAATGTTTTGGAGTTGGCAACAAATGATATAACGTACATAAGCGATTCAAGAATAGCAAGGTTAGGCAAATTAACCATTATGCACGGTCACGAAATATACGGTACTTACTCGCCTGTTAACCCTGCAAAAGGTATGTTTAACAAGATGCTTTGCAGCACCATGTTAGGGCATTTCCACCAAACAAGTACACATCATCAAGGTACGGGAAAAGGGGACAAAATAGGCGTTTTTAGTACAGGTTGCTTGTGTACGTTAACACCTGATTATTCACCTTTGGCTTACATCAAATGGAATCATGGGGCGGCAACGGTCGATAGCTTTGAAGATGGGAGCTTTCACGTAGATAATTTTAGAATAATTAACGGTAAATGTTTATAAAATGAGATACTTACCCTACATAACAACTGCTTTAGCTTACATATTTTTAACAATAGCTTTTATCCAAACAGATTCACCAAAATTTGTGATTATTGCAGGGTACAGCATGGTTACATTGTGGTTTCATTTCTACCTTTACATAACCAAAAAAAATGACAATGATAATAACGCTTTTGGTGTTTAGCTACTTCGCCGCAAAAGGTTTGCAAGATGCAATTTTAAGCACGAGTAAAGGCTTTAATTGGCGCAACAAGTATAGGCAACCCTTCGAAGATATTAAGACCTTACACCCTATTTACAGGAGCTATCACGAGTTAGTAGGAGCAAAGTACAAAGAAAAGTTTTTTTTAAGTGCTTCTTTATTAGTTGCATTTACTGATTGGTGGCATTTTGCAGGGCTTCTAAGGCACTCAATAGTATTTGCCTTGTGCTTATACGCTTTTGATTTAAACGTGATGTTAGCGGGGTTATCTTATGCAATGGGCTTAGTAGTATTTAACTTTACTTATGTAACCTTTAAAAGTAAATTAAAATGAAAATAACCATTGAATTTGATACAGATGTTGAAGGTTACGACAATAAAGAAATGTTAAGGGCTATTCATGCAACTGATTTAGCACTTACAGTTTGGCAATATCAAACTTATGTAATCAAAGAGCTTAATAATTTAGGTTTTGACGATAAGACAATAGATATAGTTTACCAACTTTTAGAGCAATACAACGAATTGAAATTAGATGTTAATGAGCTAATTGATTAGTATGTGGCAAGTAGATATTGAAGTAAACAAAGAAGTAAGGCAATTTTTAATACCTGCTTTAAATAGGTTTTATGCCGAGCATGAAAGCAAGAGAAGAGCTTTACAAAACAACTTAGGGGCAGAAGTAAGGATATTGAAAACGGTTAAAATATGAAAGTAGTTTATGTTTTGTTACTTGTTGCTATTGTGTTATTAACTATACCTTTTGCGCTTTTAAGTAGAGTTTATGAAACATTATATTCACTGTGCTTATTTTTATCGAGTAAAATAGACAGTTAATCGAAAATATATCTTAGTTCATCTAAAAAAGGCGTGTCGATTGATGCGCTTTTTTACTTTTGATTCATCAAACAAAAACAAACAAGATGAAAAGGTACAAATTCACATTCGCAGATGGTAACACTAACACCATTACACATGAGAGCCGAATAATGGCAGAAATGAAGGTTATACAAGAGCAACAAGATAAGGGGCTAAGCATGGAAGTTGTTTCTATTGAAGATGTTACAGGTTACATGGGGCAAAACAATGAAATATTAAAAGATTCTGAAAGAAGATGGAAGGAAGAGCGCGAAAGCGGATATACTTCGACCTATCATTTATTTGGTAGACGTTAATCGAATAAAACAGCCTACTCATCGAAATAAATCAAGGTGGGTAGGCTTTAACTTTACTTTTGAATCATTAAAAATCAGACAAATGGAAATTTACCTACAAAAAAGAAACGAATTTGGTACTATCACTAAATCAAAAGATTTGGTTTGCATAGCAAGAGTAGAAAAAGAAATAACGCAAGTTGTTAATGTGTGGTTGCGTGGTAATGGTGATGCAACTGTTGAAATATGCAATTATGACGAAAGTTATTTGGATAGCGTAAAAGACTATAAAACTGAGCAATGGGAAGAGTCTACCAAAGATAAGTTTATGGCAGCCTATGCCGAAGCCAAAAACACACTACACACTTTTCAATTATCAATAAACCCTAAGTAAGATGAAAAACCTATACAAATCACTCGCAGCATTTCAACAAGAATGCCCCGTAATACATAAAGGCACAACAGGATACGGTTACACATACGCAGACCTACCTGCTATCTTTGATGTAATTAACCCTTTGTTAAATAAGCACGGTTTAGGCTTTTATCAAGCCGTTAACGGTCTTGAATTAGTAACAGTAGTATTTCATGTTGCAAGCGGTGAAACAATCGAACACAACGCAACTATACCACAAGATGTAACGCTTAAAGGCATGAACCAATTCCAAGTGTTAGGCTCTGCAATTACCTACATGAGAAGATACCAATTAAGCGCAATGTTGGGCATTGTTACTGATAAGGATACAGATGCAAGCGGTCAACAAGTGGCCAATAAAAAAGAAGCGTTTTCTCCCTCGCACAAAGGTTGGAGTGCAGCCGTTCAAGCTCTCGCAAAAGGTGATGTTAAAATTGAGCAAATCAAGGCTAAGTACGAATTAAGCAAACAAAACGAAAACAAATTACAAGATGAAGCAGCCACAATTTAAAATAAGATGCAGTTCCATTTCGGACATCATGACGAACAGCCGCAAGAAAGGAGAGCTATCCAAAACAGCACAATCATATTGCCAACAATGGGCAAAAGAACAGATTTACGGAGTGCGAAAAGAAATCTATTCAAAGTATATGGATAAAGGTATCCAAATGGAAATGGCTGCGATTGCAATGGTTGAGAATCATTATAATTATGACTTTTTAGTTAAAAACGAAAAGCATTTTGAAAACGATTACCTAACGGGAACTCCCGACATAATCACCCCTAATGAAATTAGAGACACTAAATGCTCATGGGATTGTTTTACCTTCCCGCTATTCGAGCAAGAAGTAGATAAGGGCTATTGGTGGCAAATGCAAGGCTACATGGCTTTAACAGGCCGCAACGTGGCTTATGTTGATTATGTACTTTTGGATACTCCTG